GAGTTCTTTAAGAAAGCCCAGGACCAGCACTACCACTGCGCGATCATGGACATGCACGGCGGATCGTTGCGTGACCTGGGGTCTGGAAGGCTGCCGCATGAACTGTACTCCGAGCAACTCAAGAAGCGTGGGCTGAAGTTCCACATCGGCGGAACCAACTTCATCCCGGGCTCCGATGACATCGCCGCCCGCACGGCACTGGTCAGGCAGATGCTGCACATCCGCGGCGACGGGACCACCAAGCTGCGGTTCTTGGAAGGCGCATGCCCCAACCTCATCCGCGAGATCCGTCGCTACCGGAAGAAAACCACAACCGTCAACGGGCAGGTCTTCGTCACCGACGAGCCCCAGACCCGAGGAGAGGTCCACGCCTGCCAGACGCTGGAATACCTCTGTGCCTACGAACCGAAATACCACGCACCCCCCAAGTCATATGGCCCCGAGCCTTGGTGGGTGGGATGGAAGAAAGATCGCCGTAAGCGATTGCGAGAGTCTGCTGACAGTTTTGTGAACCTGGGGCCAATAGGAAGATCGAAATGAGCGAATATGAAATGCCCGTGACCACCCTTGGCGATTGGGTTCTTTTCTACCCGCACCAGGGTTCCGAGCCCAGCGTTGCCCTGGTGACCAAAGCCTCGTCGCGGACGGTGACCCTGTGGGTGATCGCTGCTGGCATTGGAGGAATGGAGCGTCCTAGCGTCCATCACCTCACCGATCCTGGGGTAGAGCAGTTCCCGGATTGGAAGCGGTACGGCTTCTGGGAAGCCCGCCCGCGTGATCCGAAGATGGCCGTTTTGGCCGAAAAGGTTGCCATGCTTGAGCGAAAGCTGGAAGCCATTGAGCCGAAAAAGCCCAAGTGAGGGCAATGGTCAGTAGGAGACGCTGATGCCAGATGACAATCCCCTGCGCCCGATAGCCAAACGCTGGCTGGAGTGCATTAAGCAAGGCGAAAAGCACAAGAAGCCGTTCTCAGAGGACGCCGAGGAAGCGATGGGTTTTTACTCATCCGACCCCGACGCCATGTGGAAGGACTCTTATGCAAGGGGTGAGCGTGGATACAACAAGGGTCTAGACCCCCCCGCGTTTCGGATGTCTATCAACCGTGTGTGGGAGGCCGTCCGTCTTTTTACGGCGGTCATCCACCACCGGAACCCTGCCAGGACCGTCACTCCCAAGGACTACCCCATTGTCGGCCCGGCGATTCTCGGCATCCAGCCGCAGCCTCCCGTGCCGCAGATGGGACCTGATGGTCAGCCGGTCATGGGGCCTGATGGGCAGATGGTGATGATGCCCGACCCCGGGGTCATGGCCTACCAGCAGGGTCTACAGCAGCAGCAGATGATGCAGGAGAGCCGCAAGGTAGTCTCCCGTCTCCTTGAAGAGTACCTGAACTACACCCCGAACGAACTGGACCTCAAGCGTCATTCGCGGAAGGTGGTTGAAGAGGCGTTCATCAAGGGCGCGAGTGTCTGGTGGCATGAGCTATTCACGCCATCTGGCGGGAACACCAAGCTCGCTGGTTCATTCTTTGACTCCATCGACAACCTCGTCTGGGATCCGGATGCGGATGAGTACGAAGACATCCGCTGGGCCGCCCGCAAACGAACACAGCCGATTGACGAAGTGGCGGCGAAGTTTGGCCTGTCTCGGGAGGATCTCAAGGGGCACGCCGAATCGTACTCCAACAGGTCCGACACTAGCGAGCGTGGCTACGAACACAAGAAGAAGACCGGCAAGACCAATGACCTGATCTGCTACTGGGAGATTTATTCCAAGACCGGATTTGGCGACAAGCTCAAGGATGCCGAAAAGGACCTCCGCGGCAAGTTCGATGCTCTCGGTCCCAATTGCTACATCGTCGTTGCCGAAGGCGTTGATTTTCCGTTGAACATCCCGCCGGCCATGCTCCAGGAGGAGGTGGACGAGTCAGGCATCCCGCAAGCGATGTTCATGAGCGCCCAGTGGCCGATCCCTTTCTGGGCCGAGCCGAACGGATGGCCGTTCACCCTCTTGGCGTGGCACGGCAAGCCCGGTTACTCATGGCCGATCTCTCTGATTCGTCCTGGAATTAGCGAGCTTCGCTTCATAAATTGGGCAATGTCTTTCTTGGCAACGCGGATCGCGACCTCCAGTCAGGTCCTGATTGGCGTGGCGAAGTCTGCTGACCCAGACCTAAAAGCCAAGATCCTGGATAAGGCCGAGGGTGGGTTCAAGATTGTCGAAATCTCTGAGGCCATCGGTCGGTCGGTCAACGATGTGATCTCGGTCTTCCAGCTTCCTGGCGTCACCCAGGACATGTACCAGATCATCTCCGAAGTCACCCAACTCTTCGACCGGCGAGTCGGCCTGACAGAGTTGATCTACGGCATGTCCCGGGCATCCTTCAGGTCGGCAGCAGAAGCCGCCGTGAAGAGCGAACAAATTTCGGTACGGCCAGATGATTATGCAAACACGTTGGAAGACGCTCTCTCTGAGGTAGCTCGCAAGGAAGCTCTTCTTGCTAGGTGGGCAATCTATCCACAGGACGTTGCCCCTGTCCTTGGGCCCATGGCTGCTCAGGCGTGGGGCATGCACGTTCAGGGAGAGGATCCGGAATCCATCGTCCGCGAGTATTCGTACCGCGTCGAAGCCGGCTCAATGCGAAAGCCCAACGTCGCTACGAAGACGGAAAACATGAACAACTTCATGCAGGTCATGATGCCTGTGGCTCAGGGCATGATGCAGGCCGGCAAGCCCGAGCTATTCAATGGCCTCATGGCCGCCTGGGGCAAGGTCAACCAGATGGATGTGTCGGAGTTCGTCATCCCCCCTCCTCCTCCGCCGCCCCCTGGGCCACCCCCAGGCCCGCCGCCAGGACAGCCTCAAGAAGGCCCGCCGCAAGGCCCTCCACCAGAAGCTCCTCCCCCGGGACAGTAGTACTATATGGACATCCCCCTAGAAGTTCGCCAGCGAGGCCGTGAGGCCATTGACTTGTACAACCGTGCATTGCCACACGGCGACCGCTTTGCCGCCATGGTGGCCCTCCAGGCCCCTCCTGGGACGAAGGGCACGGACAGGGCTTTCATGCAGGGCAGGCTGAACAACCAGCAGCTTAACGACATGCCGTCCCGTCAGGCCAAGTACGTGGCCGCAGAGGCGAAGCGGGCTGGGATCGACATCTCCGGCAAGTACTACTGCGGTGGTGTCGCTGACAAGCGTGGCTGGCGCGATCCCCAAGCGTGGGTTGGCGGCAACGACGATGTCCTCCGCGTAGCCAAGGCCCGGCGAATGATTGTCGAAGGGTCGGTCAACTACGACCCAGGCCCTGCTCCCCCGCAACGCAAGCTGATCTCCGAGAGCATTGTGCAGGACGAGATTAAGAAAGCCAAACGCAAAGATCCGACCGCCAAGGTGGGAGAGTTGCGTGAGAAGGTCATTGAAAAACACGCCTACAGGGTAAAGAACCGATGAGCGAGATCGCACGGCACTTCACAACCGGGACGGTCATCACGGCTGTCTCGTCCGCAGCCACCACCACCCCGCGATTCCCCTTCGGCCGATATGCCGGCGGTGGAGTCATCATCGCATCTACAGGCAGCGCCACGCAGATCAACTGGCATGCCTCCGCTGCCGCTGAGGATCTCCCCAGGCCGATCTATTCAGACGGCTCTGCGGTCACCAGCGCCGTGACGGTGGGATGTCTTCCCATCCCGGATGCCTGCTTCGGATTCCCGTTCGTCGCCCCCGTCCTGGTCGGCGGGACCACATGTGCCATGACCGTTTGCGTCAAGGGGTGAAGCGATGACCATGTCCCCCCGCCTGCTGCGACCGCGATCAACCTTCTCCCCGCGATCCATCAGCGGCCTAGCCCTCTGGCTAGACGCCTCTGATTCATCCACGTTGTTTCAGAACAGCGACGGCACAGTTCCCGCCACCGCGAGCAGCGATCCGGTGGGGTACTGGGCCGACAAATCGGGAAACGGCAGGCACGCGGTGCAGGCGACGGCGGGGAGTCGGCCGACCGTCAGTGCG